AGATGCGGTGTAACATTTGTAACAAGGTTCTAGAACCAACACAGATCAAGCAGGATAAACGTGGTGAATGGATGCCATGTGGTACATGTGTCTCAGCTGCTTGGGTTGATCTTGGTGAAGGTAACAACCTTAACCTTAGTGATGGTGACATGGAGTTCTTTGTCGCTGACGTAGATGCAGTGGGTCTGGTAGGTAAAGCTGATGACTAAGTACCCTGATAGCACTGTCATAAGCGCAGGACCGTGTGAGTGCGGTAGCAGTGACGGTAAGAAACTATACGATGACGGACATAGTTGGTGCTATGTCTGTGAGACACTGACGCATGGCAATGAAAGGTCAAGCAAGATGAATGCAATAAGTACTAGAGATATGTCACTACCTGACTTAGAAGGTACCAAGGTGGGGCCTTTGAAGGACAGGAACATAGTGACTGATACAGTCAAGCACTATAAGGTGCGCCTTAAACTAAAGGATGGTATTGTTACGGAACATTATTACCCTTACACTAACACAGATGGTGACACTATAGCCTACAAGAAACGTACCGTAGCTAACAAAGGCTTCAGTGCAGTGGGTGACATACGTAAGGGTGTCTTGTTTGGGCAATCACTGTTCACCAAAGGTGGTAAGTACATCACTGTGTGTGAGGGTGAGATAGACACGATGGCAGCCTTCCAAATGCAAGGCAGTAAGTATGCATGTGTCGGTGTCAAGTCCAGTAGTGATGCGTACAAGCAAGCCAAGCAAGAGTTTGAGTACCTTGACAGCTACGATAACATCATCGTATGCATGGACAACGATGAGCCGGGGAAGAAAGCTGCTAACATGGTAGCCGCCCTGTTCCCTAAGAAAGCTAAGATTGTCAAGCTTAAGATGAATGACATTGGTGAGTACCTTGAACGTGGTAAAGAGAAAGACTTCACTCATGCATGGTGGCAAGCTGAGAAGTATCGTGCTACTGACATCATCAGTGGACATGAAGCAGCATACGCTATCAGTAAACAACCACGTGCAGAAGCGGCCTTCATGTACCCTTGGGAAGGTCTTAACAAGAAGACATACGGTATGCGTACAGGTGAGATGACTACCCTGATAGCTGGGAGTGGTAGCGGTAAGACATCAGTGTCACGTGAGATAGCACACCAAGTCTTGAAGCATAACACTGAGGCACCTATCGGGTTACTCTACCTAGAGGAGACAGCATGGGAGACAACACGTGGTATGATTAGCTTAGACTTAAACAAACCCATCCACTTACCTGACTGTCATTACACAGAAGAAGAGCATGAAAATGGTAGCAAAAATACATGGGGTACGGAGCGTCTTCATAGTCTCAATGACTCATGGGAGAACAACAGCGTTGACTTCATAGCTGATAAGATAACGTACTTCGCTAAAGGATTAGACTGTAAGCTAATCATACTCGATCACATCTCATTCATGGTGAGTGATGACAGTGGTGGTGATGAAAGGAAGACACTCGATGCGATTGCACACAAGCTTAAGGCTCTCACGGTGGAGCTTGACATCCACTTACTTATCATTGCACACACCAAGCGTGTGTCGGGCAAGCCTCTTGAAGAGGGTGGCACCATTAGTCTGTCAGATATACGAGGAACAGCAGGGATTGGGCAGCTATCCAATATCGTCATGGGTGTTGAACGGAATGGACAGTCTGACGATCCCATCGAAGCCAACACCACCACGATACGTGTAGTAAAGAACAGGTTCTGTGGTAGGACAGGGGTGGCAACACGTGTGTTCTATGATGAGCATACAGGACGTATGACTGAGGTAGAGGAGACAGAAGATGAGTAAACTAACAGACCGTTTTGAGAAATGGGATAACATTAACCCACACTTCTATATTATGTTTAAGAGGTTTACCTTTGAGGCTATCAACAAGGGACACAACCACTTGAGTGCTTGGTTAGTATCTAACAGGATACGGTGGGAGACTACCATAGTGACACAGGGTAATCCTTACAAGATTAGTAACGACTTCATAGCCTTGTATGCTAGGAAGTTTATGAAGGACTACCCACAACATCAAGGTTTCTTTAAGACTAAGGAGATGACACGTGGCTAAGAGAACGGTAGTATGTGACATCGAAGCTGATGGACTGCTATTCAATGCGACACGTATCTGGTGTATTGCAGCTATGGACTACGACACAGGTGAGAAGTTCTTCTTTGGACCTGATGAGTTGTGTGACTTCGCTGGCTTCGCTGATACTGTACACCACTGGATAGGTCACAACTTCATAGCTTATGATGTACGCATGATAAAGAAGTGGCTTGGTGTTAAGATCAAACCACTACAGGTAACGGATACGTTGTTATTGTCACGCTTACAATCACAGAAAAGAAAGGGAGGACATAGCCTCAAGAACTGGGGTCTTATACTAGGTCATGGTAAGCCTCAACATGATGACTGGACACAGTATAGTGAAGAGATGAAGCATCGATGTACTGAAGATGTTGAGTTAAACTATAAGGTAGCTTGCTATTTAAAGTCAGAGGGCGTTCGACACGGCAGCGTAGAGTCGAGTAAGATAGAACATCTTAGTCAACACATCCTAGAAGAACAGAAAGAGTACGGCTTTGCTCTTAATGTACGGAAGGCTACCGAGTTGTTCGCCCTATTACACAACAAAGCTAACTCTATAAAGTCTACGATCTTAGATGTAGTACACCCCTTACCATTAAACAAAGGGGCAGTGACACCTAAGTACAAAGCAGATGGTAAGCTATCGAAGGTTAGCTTACAGATGTTTGGTGATGACTGGCCTCAGGTAGGTGGCCCGTTTACTCGCATTGAATGGCAAGAGTTTAACATAGACTCTACCAAGCAAAAAGTGACACGCCTTAATCCTTGGTGGTCACCTACTGTACGTACTAAAGGGTATCGTGTAATGCAAGAACAGCTACGTGATGGTGTAATTACAGAAGATCAAGCTGACGATAGACAGCAGTATATGTGGAAACTATGTGAAGAGAACTTTGAAACCGTATCACCAGAGGCTCCACAAGAACTGAGGTTACTTGGTGAGTACGCAATGTTAACAGCTAGGTATAAGGAAATAGATGGATGGCTTAATGCTCTTGGAGATGACAACAGAGTACATGGTAACGTCAATTCTATTGGCTCTATCACTCATCGTATGTCTCACAACAGTCCTAACACAGCTAACATACCGGGGGTCGAGTCACCATACGGCAATGACTGTCGGAGTTGCTATACTGTTGATAATATTGACACTCATGTTCTTCTTGGGTGTGATGCTTCAGGCATACAGCTTAGGATACTAGCACACTACATGGACGATCCAGACTACACTCATGAGGTTGTCAATGGTGACATACACATGAAGAACTTAGAAGCTATGGGTATCACGAAAGGAACCTATGATGAAGAACACAAACAGTGGAGTGGACGCGCAGTTGCAAAGACTTTTATCTATGCGTGGTTACTTGGTGCTGGTGACGAGAAGGTTGGCCTTATTACAGGGGGAACTGCAACAGATGGACGTAGAGTTAAACAGAGCTTCCTTGATAGTCTCCCAGCTCTTGCCACCCTTAAAGACAGAGCAGCAACAGCAGCTAGAACTAAAGGTATGACTGGACTAGACGGCAGACGAATAGAGATCAAATCAGCACACTACGCGCTGTCATGCTACCTTCAAGGTGCTGAGTCATGCATCATGAAGTACGCTATGATACTATGGCACCACTGGGTGAAGCAACGTGGACTAGATGCTCGACAGGTAGCAGTAGTACACGATGAGTTTCAAGTAGAGGTGTTACGGACACAGGCCTCTGAGGTCGGTGAGTTAATCAAGAAGGCTATCATACAGGCAGGGGTACATTTTAATATGAACTGTCCCTTGGACGCTGAGTGGAAGCTGGGTGATAACTGGGCAGAGACACATTAACTTAAGGGGGTACTCCTTATAAGAGAAACTAACACTATATACCCTATAAAAACTTGTTGACACTGTTCAGTAAGTACGATATACTATACATACAGTAACTAATTAGTTATCAATTAAGGTAACTATATCTTATCTAAAGGACTATAACTATTATGGCTACACGTACAGAGAACGCAGTAATTGACGCAACACTATTCTGGGCTGCTTTAGTAACACCTAACGACATGTCAGGTAAGTTTCAGGTTGATCTAGGACAGCTTACCCCTGAGGCAGCGGCAACTATAAAAGGATGGGGTATCCCTATCAAGGAAGATGCTGGTGATGGTGACAAGAAGCCTAACAAAGGTACTTTCGTAACAGCTAAGTCTAACTACCCTATCAAGGTGGTGTTCAAGGCTGGTATCAGTGAGGTTGATCCATCTGTTATCGGTAATGAGACAATGGCTAAGGTAAAGATTAACCCATACGATTGGAAGTTTAAAACTAAGACAGGTACTAGCTTGGGTGTCTCTAAGTTACAGGTCACCATGTTGAATGAGTATGTACGTAAAGAGGACGATGACAGTGACTTTGAGGGTACTGGTGACGTTAACGATGACGCACCGTTTGACTTGGATGACTTTGAAGACTAGGCTATAGTGTTAACAGGGCCAAGGTAGTAACGGACCACGTAATTGTCCTTGGGTGTAGTGAAGAGGCGGTAGTGCTACTACTTAATTAGAAAGGTAATACAATGAAGACAGTAGACACAGTAGTCAAAGACATCTATGAAGTGATGGATAAGGGTGTTGTACCTGACCCTGACCGTCTCCAAGCTTTCATATTAGACATGACACAAGCTATCCAGAAACAACTCAGCCCAGCTGGACGCGACAGGCCAACACACCTTCGTATGTCTAACATAGGTAAGGGTGACAGACAGGTGTGGTATGAGGTCAACGGTAACGATACCAAGGAGGAGCTGACACCGGACACACGCATCAAGTTCCTCTTCGGTGATATGATTGAGGCTCTAGTGTTGTACCTAGTTAAGGAGGCAGGGCATGAAGTTACACATGAGCAACATGAAGTACAGATTGGAGGTATTAAAGGTCACACTGATTGTAAGATTGACGGTGCAATGGTTGACGTTAAGAGTGCATCTCCATTCAGCTTTAAGAAGTTCGTTGATGGTAGCTTGGCAGACAATGATCCCTTCGGCTACATCGCGCAGATTAGTGCGTATGCACATGCGGAGGGCAGTGAGGACGCTGGCTTCCTCGTTATGGACAAGGTCTTAGGCAAGCTGTGCTACATGCCAGTGCATGACATGGACCGCATTGATCCAGTAGCACGTATTGAACACATGAAAGCTGTAGTGGCTGACAAAGAAACACCACCTACACGTTGCCATGAAGCTGTGCCAGAAGGTAAGTCAGGTAACATGAAGCTTGGTATCAACTGTAGTTATTGTGCTCACAAAGATACATGCTGGTCTGACGTTAATGATGGAGCAGGGCTACGCCTCTTCACGTATAGCAACGGGCCAGTCTGGTTAACTCAAGTAGAGAAAACTCCAAAGGTCTTTGAGGTAGTAAAAGATGGCTAACTACACTGGGCGTAGACGCGCTATAGGTACATACCGTAGTGGATTAGAAAAGAAAGTGTCAGACTACCTTACGTATCTTGAAGTAGCTTTTACATACGAAAAGTTAAAGATCAAGTACACTAAGCCAGTGACGTATCACACGTATACTCCTGACTTTGTACTAGAAAATGGTATCATCATTGAGACTAAGGGTATCTTCGATAGCACAGACAGGAAGAAACACCTGCTGGTTAGGAAGCAACACCCTGCCCTAGATATACGCTTTGTGTTTAGCCGTAGTAAGTCTAAGCTCTATAAAGGTAGCAAGACTACATACGCTGACTGGTGTAAGAAGAATCACTTTAAGTACTCAGATAAATTAATACCGAAAGGATGGATACATGAGTAAAATACATTTAATTATACCCGACAGTCACGCTCACCCTGACCACAACAATGATCGTTTTGAATGGCTAGGTAAGCTTATCTTAGACGTTAAACCTGATGTCGTAGTGAACATGGGAGACATGGCTGACATGCCTAGCCTAAGCACATACGACAGGGGTACCAAAGGCTTTGAAGGTAGACGCTACAAACTTGACGTTGACTCTGTGATTGACGCACAAGAGCGTATGTTTGAGCCTATTAAGAAAGCTAAACGTAAGAAACCTAGATACGTAATGTGTGAGGGCAACCATGAGAATAGAATTAATAGAGCTATCAGCAGTGATGCTATCCTTGACGGGACTATTGGTGTCTCTGATTTGGGTTACAATAGGTTCGGCTGGGAAGTTCATGACTTCTTGGTACCAGCTGTTGTTGACCGTATTGCTTATAGTCATTACTTCACAAGTGGGGTTATGGGCCGTCCTGTTGGTGGGGAGAATGCTGCTAAATCCCTCTTAAGTAAGCAACACATGTCGGCTACAGCTGGGCATACACATACGTTAGACTTCGCAACGGACACCAATGCAGCTAATGA